TCCACCCCCCTGAACAAAATTATGAACAGGGGCAACCCGATTCGGACCTAAGCCACCTTTATCAGGAATTAATCCAGTCGCCCCCGTAGCAAGCAAATCAGCCGACAGGGTTCCATCTGTGATCTTATAAGTTCTAGGCATTATATCCTCTTTAGGGTATTCAACATAGCATCTTCATCCTGACCAGTATTAATCGGCATATTTTGGATAACTATGGTACTATTTTTGGATTGATCAATGCTTGAACCTACGGTAGCCATAGCAGGCTGCATCCCTCCAGTTATAGCACCACCAATGGACTGAACACTTGAGGATACACCCCTCATCATTTCCGCAGATCCCTTCTTAATACCATCCCCCAACCCTCGTATCAAATTTATACCTGCTCTTTTGAAAACCTTGGAATGACTTTCTATTTCATACATATCATTCACTAAATCAATGATCTCTTGTAGCTTCGCTTCCATTATTCCAATTTGTACATCTGCTTCCGCAGTGAACCCACTACCAAAACCCGCAGCCATGTTCTTCCCAACCAAGGCTAGTTGCTGTTCTCCGGTCATGGTACTCCAAGCTGTAGCACTAATCCCAGCCCGTTCAAGCATGGCTATGGTAGCCTCCGCTACCTGTGTATTTTCATCTAAAGGACTAGCTATGCCTGCGAGGAAATCGAAGGCTATTTCATTACCTGCGGTGGTGACTCCTCCCTCTGCTGTAGGTACAGGGGCAAACAACATAGCCACTGACTTAGCTGCCTCCTGGGCCAAAACAGTAGTAGCTACTTCCTCAGCAATTTTATCAAATATCCCCATTATCCGTTCAAGACGGGGCATGGGGTCTTTTCCCACCAACACATCAGTGAAAGCACCAATAGCAGCGGTGAGCATCAGAATACCCCCAGCAATACCTCCGCTGGTTAAAGTCAATAGGAATTCTAGTAGGTTGGCTACTCCCATCGCACCCCCACTGTCCCACCATTCGGTTAGGTTAGCAAGAGAGTCGGTTAGGTTTTGAATTACCTCAGGGGCAACAGCCGCGGAAATTGAGGTAAGAGATTCCCCAAACCCTTCGAACAAAGGGGGAAACTCCCGAAATGCAGCAAAAGAAATCTCAGATATACTTTGGAGCCATGAAGGTAAAGAATCCTTAATGGGACCAATCCAAATATCCAGGAAATCCGACAGTTTTTGTTTCCATTCTTGAAAACCCAAGGCTAAATCATTGATCATATTTTTTACATTAGTCATTGAGGCTCTAGACCCATCAATCTTCCCTATTGCTTCAAGGAAACCCGCAATCAAGGTTCCAAAGGTTATTTGTCCACTGGAGAAAGCCTGGAATATTGCAAGTAGGTCCCCCAACGCCGTAATTGTTCCTGGTAATTTTTCCATAAAAGGGGCCATGAAAGCTCCCACCTGCTCACCCAATCGCTCAAGAGTAGCCATAAATTCTTCACTAGACATTATATCGAAGATGCTCTGTAGAGCGGGATGCATGACCTTAGCCATTCCTTGGAAGAAGGCTATCATGTTTAAGTCTTTAACATCCTTCATGTTAGCCACAAGTCCCTGCCATGTTTTAACTGCTCGTTCGGAAGCACCATCAAACCGCTGCATCCACTCCAAGATTGCGGGAAGGGCAACATCGGCAGCAACCTTACCTGCTCGGATCATCTTTTCTAATTCACCGGTAGTTACTTCGAAAGCCTTGGCTACGATATCCCGAACAGGAATACCAACATTAATCAACTGACGGATTTCCTCACCCGCAAGTCTACCACGTTGCCGTACCTGTCCAAGAGCTAGACCTAATCGTTCAAGTACCTGAGAACCAAACCCCGTAGCAGCAGCAAAGTCCATAACCTGACCGGTCAAGCTCTTAGCCTCAACAGTGGCGAAGCCATAAGCTCGAATCAGACGAAACATTTTGTTTACATCTTCTGCAGTAAAGGGAGATTGTAGAGCTAACCTAATAGTCCACTCTAGAAGTCCTTGAGCAGATTCTTTGGCCTGTATGAGGACATTTGCGTAATCTGCGGTGGTCATGGACAGCCTATCCATACCATCAATGATTTCAGCCCTAGCTAGCTCGGTGAGAGAATATCTGATGCGGTCATACCACTCATAAGCTACCATGGCGGCTCTAGCGGCTTTGGCTATACCTCTGGCCAGTTTAGCAAACAATTGATAAGCGATAAGTCCTCCCACGATTGTAGCCATGTTACCTATAGCCCTAGTAACCCTACGAATCGCTGTGGATGCTCGATCAACCGCACGAATCTCTATGGTAACTCGTTCAGCCATATCTAGCCCTCGCTATATGTTTCCGGAGAAAAGCCCACCTAGTGGAATAAATGGTCCAGTCTCGAACGCTCAGTTTGCCCAACCTCTCATCCCACGGCCACTGTCCATGATCTGAGGCAAAAATTTCCCTAATAGCCCAAAGGGGGAGTGTGCCTCCCTTGGCGACTCCTCCAAATGCTGTTATGATTTGTCGCCGTTGATCGGGGGTATGGCCCTTTGGCCCACCTCCTCTAAGGCTTCAGTAAGGACATCAAACAATTCCGTAATCTGCCTCATTGTGAGTTTACCCACCCGAATCAAAGCATCATCAAAGGGAATCCTAGGAGAACCTTCTGCATCGGACTCATGAGCAAAACGGGCGAAGATTTGCCTAACCTGACTCCATACTCCTGCCTTTGGGTCAAATTTAGCATCCTCCAGGGCTTCCAAATCATCAAGCGTTAATGAATCTACATCCAGTTTAATGTGAAAAGCCATGCTCCTTCTCCTTTGTTCTATGGCATTACTACTGTTACTTCATTCACAATCTCAATCTCGTAAAACAACGCATCCGTGGATGAATATCGTGCTCTAAAAACGCCACGAACGATATCGTTTCCTTCGACCTCATCAATCTTTTCAAACGATTCCCACTTACCCGCCATGTCGATTGTTAGACGTTTATTGGACTCGACACCCGGAGTACCCAATGCTGACCCTAGACAATCCAAGCGAATTAATCGGACCGTTTGCGCTCTCCAAGCAGCTTTTTCAGCTACTGAGGAGGCATCGTGCTCGAAGGTGATGGTACACACACATTCGGGCATCTGTCTCTTGGCAAATGAGAAGTATAGCTCGCCATCGCCGGTGAATACTGGCTGGAGTCCAGTTGTGAGAACAACTTCTGCATCAAGCAAGGTATTAGACTTCTGAGCCGTACCAATAGTACCCCCACCATCATCGATATATAGCTTCGTTTTGCTGAACAGAGCCTCTTCCACTGCGGCCACGGATAGAGCGGCAGTAAAGTCACAAAGTTCTACCTGCCTCCCAACCAAGGCTGCTCCCATCATCCAGGCTTCACCAGCCGCCCCCTTTAGGGTTATCTCGGTGGCAAAGGAATACTCCATTTCCTCTGCTTGCTGATCATCTCCACCTTCGATGGTATAGGTACTAAATCCAGGGTCGGAGGTAATTGGTCCTACATAGAGATACACATGCCCAGACCCAGTTCCATCCTGTACCCCATCAACTATGTCATCAACTCCTACCGCCAAGAGTATCGGACATTGCTCAAAGGTGAGGGGGGTATCCTCAATTGTGATTCCAGCGGCTAACTTCGGGATGTAAGAGCGGTCAGTACCCGGAAGAATACCAACATCCTCCTCTGGAAACACTATCTCAAGCTGATCTTCCAGCATACCTTCGCCACGCCATATCTGGGTGGCTGCTAAGGCTGTACCCTTTTCGGTCTCCAAACCTAATTGAATCTTTCGTAGCTTTTTAACTGCCATGGACTAATCCTCCTTCTTTCTTTTCTTACTGGTTGTTTCCTTTTTAATAGGCTTTACTTCGTGATATAATCCGGACTCAACCAGAAAACCCTTCAAATCTTTGTAGGCCATCCTTGTCTCGATTGCCTGAATTTCAGAGGCAAGTAAGTCTCGGGCAGGAATGCCCACTATGAAGGTCCCATCACCGATATACTGCAACGCAATTTTCTCAGCCATAATGCCTCCTATTGTATCTTTTCAACAGTTAATACTAAATGAAAATGAATGTTACCTCTGTCCTCTCTTAGATGAATTATCTGCATATATTCCTTTCGTAGGCGACTAATTGCTTCATCAAATGCCTCTGCATTTCCACCCCGAACCTTACGACAGTTAGGAGTAATGATGGTATGCATTGCTTTTATTCCAGGCAATTTACTCATGATATAGCTCTGATCTTAATTGTTGTTATGAACCGGATTCCCACATGGTTTTCCTTTTTTCCACCCCAATCCAACCTCCCGAAGGTGTATTGGATTGGACCCACTATGGTATCGCAGGTTCCAGCAAGAGTAGGGTCTGCTAAAGCAGCTTTGGCAAACTGCTCAACTACGGGAATAGCAGCTGGTAAGGTCATCTCCAGAACCGTGGTAGGAAAATGAATCTCGGTCCAGATAGTATGTAGTCCCTTGGTAGCCGGAAGCTCCTCTGAGTCAATCTCACCAGATCGTGGATAAGAAACGGAGAATACTCCGGTGCTAATATGTTCCTCAGCATATTCAGGAGCATTAATCTCAGAACCCCCACTAGCTTTGGGGTTCAAGGTTAATCCACTAGCTACTATTTGTAATTGCTTGCAAACATCATCCAGAGTCTTACCCATTAAATCGTAATACCTCCAGGCATTTTCTGTAGAATCAACTCAACATCCGGGTCTAGCTTTTTCAGGTAACGCAGACTCATAAGATCGGTTACTGCTCCAGCATCCTGAAATGCTTGCTGGCCCCGCTTGAACCATCTAGCAGCTTGAATAACGACAGCTTCCTCAATCGGCGCAGGGACTATGAGCGACCAACCCCATTTGGCAGTAATTTTAACTGCCTTCCGATATTTGTACCATACAGACTTAGTACCACTAAGAAGATCAATATATAAGGCACGATAAGGGTATCCCTCATCCAAGGCATTATACGGCCACAAAATATAGTCAGTAGAGGCCCAATCAGTAAGAGAGGTAAGAACACCAGCTTCTGCAACGGCAACCGCAGTTGGGGCTTCCGCAAGGAAGGGAACATATAGTTCGCTAGTCCCGGAACCATCGAAGTATTTATCTGTAGCGGTATCCACCGCAAAGGTATTCTCGGGATATCCGAACCAGTTATCTATTAAGCGGCTAGCACGTGTCACCAGTTGCTCGAGTATTGGTTGATTTTTGCCCTGATCGCCATCCATCAATCCAGGTTCCATTAGATGAGTAGCTACATCCTGGGCTTCAACATAGTCTGTCATTACCTCTCTCCCAATTGCTAAAGGCCAACAGCCTTTGCGTACTTTTCTACGTCTTTCTTCGTGATTCTACCGCCTTGACCTGTTCCCTCGACAAATGCTATGTCGATTTCAAGCTTCTTGGCCAATTTTGCGGCATTTTTATTCACTTTTATTTCCCGAATCGGAAGTTCCATCTTGTTCTCAGCTGTGGGAGCATATAGGCGAACATCACCCATTTCTGAATAATGTCTAGCCCAACTTATCGGAAGCTGATGCAACTCGTCTTTGTGAAGACGAATGGGTTCCGGCTTGGTAATTGCAACATCACGAAGAGCTATTACCGTTACTTTCTCACTCATGTGTTCCCTCCTTGAAGTGTCCCCTTACGAGGACACTTCTTGTGAGAGAAGAACGTGAAGCTATAAAAGCTTCACTTACGACACTTGCACCTGCTCAACATACTTGACAGGCTGGGTGGGCGCTAATCCACCGCCTGCATATCGCAAGGCGACGATACTTCCCGCGGCTGGAGTGCCGGTCTCGTCAATGATCAAAGACACAAATCGGAAACCGTTCGCTATATCAAGAGCAGTATCACGAACTTCGATGGTTGCTAAAGCATCATCGTCCGTGATGACTAGCTGAGTAATAGCTGCACCCGTGATATCCTTGGAGTCTGTTCCTGCTGCGTCAACTGCCTGTACAGCCTTCACATCCAAGGTATCACCTGTATCCATGGCTCCTGTAAAGATTAGGAAGACTATGAACGCATAGTCCGACATATCAATATAGGAAGCAGGCAGCGTTGCATCGGCCCACACAGCAGGGGGCTTTACTAGATCAACTAGCATATTCTGGTGAAATGATCTCATATTAGCTCTCCCTTAGCTTGTGGCTACGTTCTGAACCTTGAGGCGGAATGGCTCTAACAGTTTGCCACCAACCCGCTTTCGGGCCAGATACACTACGAGGTTGGTTTCGGCATACACTTCACGCAACCTCTGGATGGATAGACCAATGCGATCCACGATACGGTAAGCCCGCATATCTCCGAAGAGAATGGGGTTGTTACCTGTACCAACATTGGGCAAGAATGGGGAGCGAATCACTGGATAACCCAACAAGGCCAACCCGGCAGGACCGAGTTCACCGACTTGAGCAATCACCGGCCAGAGGTAGTTACCGCTGGTGGAGTCCTTCAACTTACGGATAGCCTTCTCCGTGGATTTCTTGTTGAAGTACCACTTCGCATTCATATCGTACTGCTCAGGTAGCTCCATGGCTACATCGATCAAGCCATCAGCTTCAAGAACAGAGGCAGCACCCGAGGCGACCCTCATGCCATCTCCGGTATCGCCGGAGTCAACAAGAATTTGAGGATGCGTCATGATTCCCTGTGGCTGACCTGCGCCAGTACCAGAAACCCAAACTGCCTCTTCACCCAAATCATAGGCTTCCGCCAAGACCTGGATGATATATTCGTCAATTCCAAAGGCGGAATCTTCGAGCAAATCAAGGGTGATGGGGAGCGAGGCCATCGCTGTGTAAATCTGAACAAGCTCAGCACCAAATACAGGGTCGGTGACTCGATGTTCAGTTGAGGACGATGGGATTTCTCCTACCCATTTCATACGGACACCGCTGGTGTAACGATAGTCGCCAGCGTAAATCACCTTCGGCAATCGAACGCTGTCACGGCTGGTCGTTAGAACAGTGGCGTTTGCACGAATGTTAGGACGAGCAGCAGTGCGCTTGATCATTTCCAAGCGCCAATCCACTGGGGCTAAGAAGCCTCCTGCGTCGTCTATACCTTCCTGCAGAGTTTTTCGATCTTGTGGTCCCATAGCGTCAATATCTCGTCTGAGATACGACTCAAAGGCAGATAGATAATCTCGGGTGGCGATCGCTTCCAATTGCTCTTCGGGTACTTCACCCTCTCCGGGAGCAATCTCACGACCCATGGCAAAAGAGGCGGGAGCTTGGGCTTCATGTACAAGTTCGTGCAGGCCTTCTGCGTCCATGGCCAAGTTCAACATCATCTTGACCTCATCGGCCTTCCCAAGTATCTTGCGAAGATCGGTCATCGCCTCGGCGAAGCCGTCATCTTCCTCCTTGCCTTCCCACTCCGAAGTGATCTTATCTGCTTTCTTCGCTATGGCTGCAAGATCAGTACGATATTCTTTCGCTGATTTCATGTACAGCCTCCTATACAGATTCTACGTAGTGGAGCAACGTACGGACACGTGCTTTTTCAAGTTCAAAGTGGGTAACTGTGGGTACTAGGTCCACACTTGGCCCGACTTCCCGGAGCTTGGCGTTCAGTGCCGTTAGCTCCTCGAAGCACGATTTCAGGTCACTCTCACCTAATGTGAGAGAGTCTCTGACGGAATAAGCAAGCTCTACGAGCTTGAAGGGTGGGGTTTCACCCCCAAATTCACAGAAATGTCTAGATAGGTGATCATGTACCTCCTCTTTTTGATCAATCTCGATACTAGCTCTGAGTAGAGCATTCATAGATTGCTTCACACCACCTTCGCTGGCTGGTCCAACCTCAACGTGAGCAGGCTGGTGATGTGGTAATTTCAATCCCGTAAAGGTGGTAGGGAATTCGTCTTCACACCAAGCAAAATGCTTGGCTATCCGTACTCGTTCCTCTTCGGGCAAGTCTTCCCATCTCTTCTTTTGGGTAAAGGCACTCAAAAAGGTGGACAATTGAGTCTCTGCAATAACCCCTGTACTTTCAAATGGAATAGCCAATTTCTGGTTAAACGTAGCGGGGTTAGCTCCCCAGTTTACGGGCGACAGGTCCCACAATCGGAGTTCAACCAGGTCTCGGATTGTAACCTTTACGCCCTCTATCTCTAATTCGGTCTTACCCTGTTGTATCACATCGAAGCCGATGGAATTTTCGGTGATTGCCTCTTCCTTTATACCAACCAGAATCTCCTCGCCCCTATCGGTATTTAGGTAAGTAATATCGGCCTCCAGAGCACCCGTAGCGGCGGGAAATTTCTCCAGAATCTCTTCGGGGAGGTCTTCCTTACCAATCTCACGAGCAGCGTCAAGAACAGCAACAGGAGGCCAAAAATAGTTATGTTGCCACAATACCTTAATACGTTTCAGACGCTCAGATATCGTCTTTTTGAATGCCCCCGGCTTGACTCGTTCTCGGTAAGAATCAATCACATCAAAGACGGAAAATACCTGAACAACGGTACGATCATCAACCGACTTTATATATGCTTTGAATGATTTCCTTTCGATCTTCATAACTCCTCCTATAAAAATCCTGCTCGAATCATGGATGATCGAGCGTATCCTCTGACTATTGCTACAACTTCCTTTGCAGCATCCATTAGTACCCTATTGAGGGTCCACCATCGGCCTGCATGCATGCCCGCCTGGGTTCCTATTCCTACCACGTAAGGCCCATACCCCTTAGCCCCTAGATGAGCCATAACTCCACCCTGTGCTCTCTCTACTTGATTCAGGGACATATGATGCGACTTGCTGTGTAGAGCGTCCCATAGGTTGTATGTACGTACATAAGAGCTACCTACAATTGGAGGGGGATAATCTGGAACGCTATCTTCCATCTTGGTTAGAACCTGCTCCCCCAATCTACCCAGGTCCCCTACCAAAACATCCGCAAAGATTTGAAGCTTTCTGGACGTTTTGGTAGCTCCTCTAAGGCTTATACCACTACGCGGCATATCTTCTCCAGTTCCACAACAGTGACTCTTCCTTTGAAAAGTGCATCCACAAGAGTTTGATGCTTGTTAATCACCAAAATCGCCTCAAGCCAGCATCGACATCTTGGGTGAGCCGGGGGTCTTTGATAGCCATAAATAGCTGTCTCCAAGCTGATAATTGTCTCATGTAAAGGTCTACAGATCGGGCATACTCTTTCATCCTCCGCTGTTACCCAGATCACCTCTTCTATTATACCATATGCCTGCCACGCTAGCAAGTTGCCGATAGTAATTGCCAGAATTGCCTCGGTCAAGCCAATTGTCTCCGCCCTATACTCATTGAAGATTGGGGCTAATAGAACAGCTAGGGTTTCCTCATCCTCACCATCCCACAAGGCTAAGGCTTCCTCAACTGCGGCCATTGTGGTTGCCATTATTCCTACAGCTTCTTCTCCCACATGCTCGGATATCCAAGCTAGAATGACAATCCATATCTCGGCAGGATCAACCGAAGGCATACCTGCTTGGTCCATAGTCTCAATTACTGCTGCCATCCCGGACCAAGCTGCATCTGTCCAGATTTCTATGAGCATCTGCAAAATTGCTGCATAATGCTCTTGCCATAGATCTTGATCAAACAGCATCCAGGATTCTCTCCTGTTCTGCGTCTAAAACTGCTCTCACCTTTGCTATGGAACCGGCAATTATTTCATCTCGCTCTGCGTCTTCCGGTAGAGCATCTTTCCCATCTCCAGAAAAGAGAGATGGTTCTATCTCCCAATCGAACTTCTCTGAGCACTCTTTACTACACATTTCGTAAGCGACAGCTATTACTTGATCATGGTCCCAATCCGGGTTTTCCTTAGCAATCTCAGGAATCTTGCGCTTAACACAATCTTCCTCTGTCTCGTCTTCCTGTCTACATGCAGGGCTTTTTGTTTCCATGATTATATCTTGGAGCTTCTTGGTATCCCCCACCCCAACCGGATTTTTCAGGGGCACAAGCTGACCCATTTCTCCTTCGGGAATAATTTGGAAGGCGAGGGACTGGACTCTAACATCACCGGTGTTGGCTGGGAGAGGACCCAAACCCATGTATTTCCGGTATTCATTAAGTTGTAATCCTCCAGCCAAGTAATCAGCACGGTGTTGAATTCTTTGTTCTATGTTCTTTTGGAATAGAACTGGAACATTTTGGTAGTCCCACTCAAGATACACATCAGTCCACTCCTCATCAGCAAGCTCTCGCTGGAATGTGTCCTTTATATGCTTGTGCATGGGCATTAGGGTATCTTCCCAGAATGAGGTCCGAGCTTCACGATAGTTGGCAAAGGTTGCTCTATCCAAACCAACTCTAGCACCAATAAGTACGGGTGGGATCATGAAGCCCATGGCTACCCGAATTTCTGCTCGAGCATCAAGAACATCGAATCCCATC